AACGTAACGAGTAATAAAGTACTTGCCATCGATAATGGCATCTTGCTCACTCTTTGCACCTGGTCTTGCCGCCCCCGTACGCATCGCAAACTCGTGTTCAATTTCTTCATCTGCGTTATATGCATCAATCAATATCCAATCTTCAGATGCATCTTCACCTAATGCAATCAATGCATCTCCTGCTGTGCTATCATCTTTTTTTTTTTCGTCACTCATGATGACTTCAGTCGGTTGCAGCGAACCGCTAACCACATCGGCAAAGATTGCATCAATGGTCGTATTAGGTAGCGTTGGGAATGCAGCCTGCACGATTGCCTTTGCGCTCGATACAGGCACAGCACCTGCAGCACTTTGCATCACGATGTCAACAAGTGAACTAATCTGCGCACCATTCAAGGCCGTTGCAGCAACATCTGCTGTTGCACCTCCTGTTGCATCTACAACCGCTTCTGCCTGCTCAATTGCAATTGGTGTGTTTGGTATAATCTCAAAGTTCACACCGGGCATTTGATTGCTTAGTAGTTCCTCAAGGCTGTAGTTGATTTTGTTTTGATACGGCTCAATCACCTGGTTGTTGAATATCTCAAGACCCGTTGCCATTTCGTCTTTGTTTGAACCGAATCCTGTGTTCTCGCGAATACCGAATAGAAGTGGTGTAGTAACACGATGCGCAGTAATAATCTTCTGCGTTGCCGTATCATTCATCAATTGATACTGCTTGTCCGCATCATTAACGGGGAATGGTGTAACCTCGGTCTTTGGTTGATCGCGCTCGTTAAAGAACATAACCACCTTACCTGCATTGCGTGCGCCACTCATCTTGTTCTCCCAATCCATCATCATCTGCTGCTTCTGCTCGGGCGTTGCCTGCCCATTGTAGAAGTTGATAATCGTAGATGGGAAAAGACCGTTTGAAATTTGGTTGATATGGAAGATTGAAATCTGCTTGTCTAACTCGATGTAGTTGATAGCACTCCAGTAGTCGGGGCGTGGGTACACATCGCTGCCTGTGTAGGTGAAGCACCAATAGATTTGTCTTGGTTCTGCTTCACGTGTCAAGTAGTTGTACTTGGGAATGAACTCAGGAGTGTTTCTTTTCTTGCGTGTGTTTGACCAATCGTAGCTGTGGAAGATTCCGATTTCGCTATCGTCATCCTGATTGATTGCAATGCGGCACTCTTCAAATGGTATTGCGTTTAGCTTGCTAATCACCGTGCGGTCATTGCTCCAAATCACTTCGATGTAGAAACCACCAAACAACTTTAAGTCATGCGCACATGCATAAGTCAGGCTATCGATTTTAAGTGCGTCAAGTTCTGCTTGGTATTGCTCCGACTGAATACCTTTGCCAGCTATCATGTCACCAATAGCAACTACTAAGCTACCATGCACGGGTGATTCATGTGCAAGGTCGCGCAGGTATTGTGGAAAGTCGTTTTGGTCACCGTAGTTAACCCAACCTTTGCGGTCTACTTTTTCCGCATCTGACTTAGCAACATACTCGCTAAGCTTCAGTGATACTATATTCGATTCGTTATGGTTCATAGATGATGTCATTTGGTATGGTTACTACAGGCACATCAAACCACGTTGTATTCTGATTCAATACAGCATATCCACGCTGGCACAAACCAATAACAAGACCACTTGTCGGGTCAGTATTGCTTGCAGAATTTTGTCCGTATACTTCATACCTGTATCTGCCTGCTAATGTAAGGACAACCGTTGTAATTTCAAGTTCCGTTATGCGCACGTTCTCGTTAACAATGGTAGCAACCTGTGCAAGGTCATTGCCCGTTGTGCTATTCTCTTCGTGCGTTAAGATTATAAGATAGTTCGTGAATGGCGTGGCAAAATATTGCCGTGCTTCGTCAAGTGATAAGAACACTTGTTGGTCTGGTGTATTTGTTTGAAGATAAATCATTGACTTTATTTGAAAAAGGGGCAAGTGTAAACCTGCCCCCTTTAATACAACAAGAACACAACGGAAAACAATCTTAGTAAGCAGGGCTTACCGTAATGCCAGGAAAGTTATCGAAAGGCACAGTGGTGAATGGCTCAAGGTGTACAGCAGGAGCAAGCTCTTCTGCAATTGTAGTCACTTGGTAACCCATCAAATCTGCCTTTTGCGCACCCGATTGAACAGTACCTGCAGTCAGCTGCGAGCCTTCGCCTGCACCAACCAACAAGATTTGGTCATCATTGGTACGAACAAACACAATCATCTTTGCTTTTGCTACGTTCAAGAATTCGTTACGCATGTCTTGATTCAACTTACCGAAAGTCCATCCAACTTCTTGAGAGAAAAACAAAGTACCTGTTTCCAAGTTCTTGTTCACGGTCTCAATGTATGAACCTGAGTTACGGAAAGGAACGTAACGATAGATAGTTGCCGTTGGCAATCCATCCACTTCGCCATCAGTACCACCATAGGTAATACCTGTTTCGAAGTCTGCGTAGTTAGCAATCAATACTTCTTTGACACCTCCGATACCTTCAAGGCATCCGAGCGTAAAACCTGTAGTTAATTCACAAGCCATTTTGTATAGTTTTAAAAGGGGGCTTTTACACCCCCTTGATTATTAATTATGCTCCCCAGTAGGTGATGTCTTCACCAACTGCAATCTGTGCTCCGAGATAGAATCGTGCGCCATAGCGTACATTCTGTGAACCATCCAAATTCTGCATGTCCAAAATAAACACTTCGTTCATTTGGTTTTCCTGCCAAGTACCCATCCACAAGTTTGACTTTTGTGAAAACACGATGTTGTCAGCAGCCATACCCGGACATACGTAGATTTCGTACATTCCTACGAAGCGACGAGCAACTTCAGGACCAGCTGTTAAATACCAACCGTTACCTGCGGCGATTTGTGCTTCCATGTACTTTTCCCAAGCAGCCTGTCCCATGTAAAGTGCAGGCTTTTCAGCAGCACCTTTAACAGCAGTTGGAGCAGTGTTGATTACATCCCAAATGGTAGCAATTATGTTACCAGCGGTGATTGCGCCTGAACCTGCAGATACAGCACCTGAACCACCTGCCTTAATCAAAGTCAAGAAACCATCATACTGACCAGCTGTTGCATTAACGCCATTCCACATTACTGATTCATTGTTGGCAGCAATACCACCAACGATGCGCTCAATGATTGCGTCTTGAATTTGGGTGTTTACACGACCACTCATTACATCAGCAGTAGACCAGTCCGTAAAGAAATCCTTCTTACAGATTTGGCGTTGAACTTGGAACTCTTCCAAAGTCAAGATGCGCTCAGTCAAAGTGATCGTGCCTGTTGGTGTGAAATCACAAGTGCCTGCGGCAAATGTTACAGTGTCATCAATTTTACGTGCTACTGATTTGTAAGGCACGTTTGGCTTCATTGTCACGTACTGTGTAGAAACATTTGACAAGAGTGCCTTTGCTACGATTTCACCAGCTAATTCACCTGCATAGGTGGTGGTGAGTGAAGTTGTTGTTGGCATTTTTAAATAAAATTTATGAGGTGAATTAATTTACTTTTTTGAACGGATGCTTTCCATGAAGTCGCTGAATGAGTTACCATTCGATGCAACCACAGGTGCGGCATTCTTTTTAAATTCTTGTGATTTTACAGAAGGCACAGCAGGTGCTTTCTTAACTGAAGCAAGTTCGGTCTTAGCAGCCTGTGCTTCGCTCTTTGCAGTTTCAACCGCAGCAGCAAGCTCAGTCTTTTCGCCTTCAAGCGCAGCAATGCGAGTGTTTTGCGCAGCGATTTGTTCGCTCAGTGTGCTGATAACAGACACAAGGTCTTCGCTGCTCATTTCGGTTGATTGCTCTTCGCGCTCGATTTCAGCAATTAGACCATCTTCGCCTACTACTACTTTGGTGACACCATCCTCAAGGATGTATTCACCCGCAGGCACAGGTACTGGATTGCCTTCAGCGTCTTGAGTGTAGATGTCTACGCCTACTACCCATTCGTTAGCTGTAGAATAGATTTTAGTACCATCGCTCAAAGTGCCTTCTACTGCGAACTGCAACTCAGTTGCTGGCTCTGCGGCAGGTGCTTCTTCTTCAAACTTGATACCAACACTTGAAGGGTCAATACCGTACTTGTTGAATACGGATTTGATTTGTTCTTTGATGTTTGACATTGTTGGATATTTGGCTATTGTAGAAATCAGCCTGTTTTGTTAGATCCAACATTTTGTTTTATCTTAGCGGGGTAATTAAATACGTATATTTATGAAAGCAGCAGACACACTTGAGAAAAAAGTATCAGCACGATTGACCGAAAAGCAATATAAGGCCGTGGTTAAAAGTGCAAAGGCATCGAAGATGAACATAGCCGATTACGTTCGCGCTTGTATTTTGTAGATTATTGTTTTGGTAAAAAAAAGAAGCCCCTCGTTTGGGGCTTTCTTTTTAATTACTCTTTAACCTAAATACTATTCTATGTATTACCACGATGCGAAGTTAATACAAACTTTCGATACCTGTTTCAAGGCTCAACCATTTTCCGCAATTTTCATTCTTGCCACCTGCAGGTAAAAATTCCATGTACGCAAGCACACGTGCATCATCCACAAGACTGGCGTTGTAAGTTAGCGTGCGAGTGTTGCTATTCCATGCATTTGTACCGCCTACCTGTAAATTGATGGTTGAATCCTGAGTTGAATTCTGCCCAATGTCAAGCGTGCTGCCGTAGACATTGATTGCTGTTTGGTTTTGACGTTGTCCATTGTGCAACCTGTACTGCTGCATGTAGCCGCTATAGGTTTGACCGAATGAATTAATGAGCTTCTTGTAGTCAAACTTATTCGCATCAATGCCGTTGATGTACACAGTGCTTTTTACACTTGTAGGTGTTGGCTGTTCGATGTCCATTGCAATCGATGTAATGTGCGTTTCGCCTTTTACCGTCACGATAGGATAAGTAATGCGGCAGTTCCATACAAACTCCTGCGCGGTTATGCCTGCCAGTTGCAAGAACTCATCGCGCCTAAATCTTTTCTTTGGCGTTATCGCACCACGGCTTGTCCACTTCACCACAGTATTGCCTTTTGAATCTTTGCTAAGTACACGCGACCTGTATTGCACACGTACAATCGGATTCACCATATCATCGGCAATACCATTAACAACAGTCTCGTATGGCTCATACGTGTATTCAATGCGATCAACATTGAAATAGATATTGCTTTCCACATAGCGTATCAATTGCCCGGCAAGACCGCTTGGTGCTTCATGTAGCACAGCCTTTCTTTCTTGATATAGGTGATAGCCTTTGTCGGTCATGCCCTCAAGTGTGTAGCCACTTGT